TCGAGGATGGCCCGCTGCTCCTGCATCCACTTGCCGAGCTTCGCTTCCTGGTCCGGTGTCATCACGTCTCCTTGGTCGGTGGCGATGCGGGTCCGCATCTCGTCCATGTCCAGCCCGGCCGGGTCGATCTTCCGGCGAGGGTCGGTCTCCTTGTGGCCCTTCACCCGGTCGACACCCAGGCCGACACGGCCGAGCAGCGCACGTGTCCCGGTGATGTAGGCGGCGACCTGCACGTCAGGCCACGGCTCACCAACGCCGTCGTTGTACGCCTCGATGCCGATCGACTGGTTCCCCCACAGGCCGTACCCGTTGTGGTTGGCCTTGCCGGCGGCGACGACGTGGAACCGTCCGGCCCGGTCGAGGCCCAGCTGGGAGAGCGGGCCCGCCAGGTTCGGTCGGCCGTCGCGGAGGAGACGTGCGACGGCCTGGTCAGATGTGCGGGGTCCGGTGACGGTGTGATGCCAGACGATCCCCTCGACTGAGCGCAGGTCGGAGCCGCGGTTCTGCCAGCCGCCGACCTCGACGACGGCCAGCCCGGCCGCGCGGAGCACGTCGGCCAGCCACGGGAGACGCATCAGGACACCGCCCGGAAGACGGAGCCGGGCTGTCCCGGTTCGTTGCTGCCAGTGCAGCCGAGACGATGGTCGCTCGCGGCAGGACATCGCTTATTCCCGCACGTGGGGCACAGGATCATCTCTAGAGATGCGAGCGGCAACCCGAACTCGATCGGCCCCACCTCATCTGAGCAGCGCCGGCAGCAACGGCCGCGTGCCCGCTTGCTCGCGACGGCCAAGCGTTCCCGTTCCAGTTCGCCGACCATGGCCGGGAAGTCGGCGCCACCATCGGCCACGGTCCGGCCAGAGTCAGTCCACGGAAAGTCCATCAGGCGTCGGGGCCGCGCTGGTAGGAGTCGACGGGCGTGACCTTGGCGCGGGTCGCGGCGGTCACCCCGCCACCCACCACCAGATACGACCACACCACCTCGGCGTCCAATGCCAGCCCGTAGCGGGCAGCCACCGTCACCACCAGACCCAGCAGGTAGCGGGTCAGCGCCGGCTCACGGCTGGCGAAATCGCGCAGGTCCGACAAGGCGCCGGCGATACGGGACAAGACGATCTTCACGGTGTGTCCTTACGGTAGAGGCGTCGCAGCAACCGGGCGGCCAACGTAGCGTTGCGCGGCCCACGTGCAAATCGTCGACCGTTCCCACAGCGGACAACCCGACACGCGAACAAACGGATCAGGCAACGTCTGCTCTCGGATCAGCTTGCCGTGTTTGACGACAGTCCGAGTCCAATCGTGGACCGTTCGCCGTTCGGCCCCCGTCAGCTCTTCGATGTAGCCGAGCGACACCAAATCCGGTAGCCGCATCGCCTCGGGGATCGGACCGTCGTACTGGCCGAAGTAGGCGAGGACTCCGAGGACATGCGACGCACGCCAGATGAGGGTGCCGCGCTTGTCGGCGATGATCTCCGAGTCGGGGAGGATGCGTTGTCGGCCGCGGCCACGCCACTCGCCGAGCGTCCGTTTCGGTCGCCCGATTATCTCAGCGACATCGGCGACGCCTACCAGCAGGTCGGCGGTGAGGTCGGCGGTCACAGCCGTTACCGTACCACGCCACACAGCCACGGACGTTTTAGGCGAACTGTCGCACCACACTCAACGGCAACGCACACCCGCATGGCTGCACCACCGCCTCGCCTCGAGGCCACGGCCGATCAACTACATGCTCCCACGGCCCCGACCGGTTACACCCAAACTCAACGCGAGTGGGCACCATGCGCCGCACCTCGTACACGTCCACCACTTTGCTCCCGCAACGTGGACAGAAGATCACGGCAAACCGGCGAACAGGTCGCCGGAGTGCTCTGCCAGCTCGTCTCGCATGACCGCCAGCCGGGCTCGCAACACACCGACTGTCTGCTCGGAGGGGACGTGGACGCCCGCTTCGTTCGCTGCCATCTCCCACGCTGCGGCGTTGGCGTTGTCGCAGAATCGGACGGCTGCGTCGTACGCGTCGATCGGCGACAGGTCCCGTTGGGCGGTCATGGTGGCGACGATCCACGCTGCGAGCCGGTCGACTTTGCGGGTCCGGGCTTGCGTTTCGTAGTCGTTGTCCATCATGCCTCGACCGTAGCACGTACGTACGGGGTTGGGTAGGGTCAATCTTCGGCGTGCTCGGGGCAGCGGACCCCGAGGTCGAGAAGCCGCTGAGCCTGCTCCATGTAGTGCGCCTGGGTGGAGGCGAGCAGGCCCTCCCACGCCGACCAGTAGGAGGCGGCCAGCGCCTGAGCGAGACGTTCCACGTCCGTCGGGACGGGCGCCGTGACCTGGCGGACGATGTACCGCTGCCCGCCGAACTCGTCGGTCGAGTACGGGAGCGACATGCGTCCGACGGTCGAGTACGGGAGCGACATGCGTCCGACCACGCCGTATTCGCCGTCGTCCTCAAGCCACCCGTAGTCGGCCACGGTGACGGCCCGGAACACGGGCACACCGTCGGCGTCCACCACCAGTTCGCACCCGTCGGGGATGTCGGGAACGGCGGGCTGCACCTGCTCACGCCACCACGCGACGAGGGGGGCGATGAGGACGACGGCGGGTCCGTCGAAGCCGTACCCCTCCATCCTTCGGACGGCGGCGTCGGCTTCTTTACGGGTGGTCATGCTCATGCTGTCTCCTCGGTGGTTGGGTTGGGTCAATCTTCTGTCTGGTCGGGGCAGCGGACCCCGAGGTCGTACAGTTCCTGAGCCATCTCCACGTAGCCCGTCTGGTGGGAAGTGGCTAGGCGCTCCCACGGCATGTCGTATTCGGCGGCCAGCAGCCGTGCGAGCCGTTCCATGCCCGTCGGGACGGGCGGCGTGACCTGGCGGACGATGTACCGTCGCCCGTAGAACTCGGGGCCAGGCTTGCCAGCGTCTGCGACGCCGACAAGGTCGACCCATCCGTAGTCGTCGTCGGTGGGCTCCCGGAACACGGGCACACCGTCTTCCTCCACCAGCTCGCAACCTTCGGGCGGTGTGGAGACAGCGGGCTGGATGTGCTCCCGCCAGTAGTCAACGAGGGGGGCGACGAGGACGACGGCGGGTCCGTCGAAGCCCTCCATCTTTCGGACGACGACTTCGGCTTCTTCGTGGGTGGTCATGCTGTCTCCTTGGTGGTTGGGTTGGGTCGATCTCCTGCGGCGAGCGCCGACACCTGACGATCCCACTCGGCCACATCGTCAGCGGACATCACCGCACGCACCGTCCCCGTCTCCGACGCCCACCCCCGCAACACGTCCTTCGACTCGGCCGACAAATTGCCGGCGTCGCCCTTCACCGCCGCCTTCGTAGCGTCGTGGTCGCCACGGTCCTTCCATCCGAGAGCCGCCCAGTCCGGCTCTGCGGGCATCTCCTGGCCGGACGGACCCACCTCGGGGCCGTCGCCGTTCAAACTGCCGCCCTTGTGCCACAGGTCCAAAGCGACCCCGAACCGCATCGCCGCGTTGCGGATACCGTCGGAGATCAGTTCCTTCTCGACCTCGTCCTTGTCGCCGACGACGATGCCGACACCGGGCCGAGTCACCCCGCACACCGTCAACCTGATCCACAGGGTGCGCCGCTTGCCGTCGTGCAGCACGAGCGGGGCGCCGTGCTCGGTCGTCGCGTACGGCTCCCACGTCCACTCCGGGTCGACTTGCAGCAGCCGGTCCGTGACCGCCGCATGGCCCACAAAGTCGAGTTGGGTGCCGCCACGGGGCAACGACCCGATCTGGTGTGCCTCGAACGGGGCACGCAGCGCAGCCAACGCCGCCACGGTGGGGGTGTCGCTCACTGGTCGAACTCGGGATGCTCGGTGCCCTCGTAAGCCACATCGTCGTCGTAGTCGTAGCCGTCGTCGGCAAGGTCGGCGAACCGGTCCTGCACGTCGCGGCCCCGGTCCTCGACCAGCTGGCCGAACGTGTCGGCGTCCATATCGTCCATCATGTTGTCCCTTTCAATGTGTGCGTACATCGTACGGTAAGAGTGTGACAGTCAGAGCTGCACCGACGTACGGCCGCCCCTCGCCGTCCGATAGTCCGACGGGTCCAACCCCAACGCTCTGATCCCCGTCGTCGTCCAGTTCGGTGTGGCGCCCAAACACGAGCGGAGGACACGGGCGACCGCCTCGCCCTCCCGTTCGTACTCGCCGGTCTCAGCGTCGACGATGCGTTCGTCGGCGGCGCGGGCCACGATCGCCCGCCACAGATCGGCCGAGTCCCACTCGTATGAGGTGGCACCCTTCCGCACCTGGTACGGCTTACCGGCGTCGGTGACGTGTTGCCCGGCTGGCACTTTCCGGCCCAGCTCGGATTCGAGGACCGCCTCGAGCTGTCCCCACGCCTGACGGGTCGACCGGACAAGGCGGAGCAGGTCGGCGAGTTCGTCGGCGCCCATCTCGTCGTACGATTCGCCAAGATCGGCGGGCGGAAAGAACGCCTGCTCGCTCATCCGCTGCATGTCCACGTGGTAGGCCAGTCGGGGACGGCGTCGCGCATCTCTCGCAGCACGCCCACCAGCTCAACGTAGGAGCCCCAGCCGTTCGCCGGGTTCATGGCTTCAAAGCGGTCAGGGTCTGCGGCCAGCGACTCCACCATCGAGGCGAGCAGCGCCCGACCAGACTTGCCGTCGAGGCCGTCGAGGAGCGCCCACCAGGAATGCCCGCCCCAGAACGGGGTGGCGGTGGCCGCCACCTGCTCGCCGAGCACGGCGTCGCACATCGGGTTGCAGTTGTGGGTGTAGTTCCAGTCGCCGTGCTCGTGCCCACGGTCGTCGGTGAGACGGGCGTCCCAGCTCATGAGCGGCACCCCTTCTCTGCCCGAACGAACGTGCCTACCCGGTCGAGTGCCACGCACCGCCACTGGCGCCGCCCAAGCGGATGCCGGTCGCCGCCGTACGCC